GTATTGTTAATACTAACTGATTTTTTGTTAATCTAGAGTATCCTTTAAGACCATATTTTTTGGCAATCGCTTTTAATTGATTTACATCATAAAGAGTTAAACTCTTTTTTTCATATCCTGTTAATCCGGAATAAAATATTGATGGTATGAATCTTGCCATTATACTCCTAAATCGTCTTCGGTCATAATTTTAAATTCATAATTACGATCAGCACAAAATTCTCTCGCTGCTTTCCATTTTGCTTGATTGACAACCCAAGTTTTTACGGAATGAGCCCATGCTTTTGTTCTTCTTTTTGGGTTTTGATTTGGCATTTCTACCTGCTTCTTTGGTTTAATTTCAACAACCATTGTTCTCAATTTACCAGTCTTATCAGTATACTTTACAAAGAAATCTGGGAAATAACGATGAACTTTATTGTCTATCGGTGATATGTATGGAATCCAAAATTCTTCAGACTGCCATTGATCAACACTTTCTGTGATATCACAATATCTCATGAACTTTCTTTCCCACAGAGAACGATATACTATATTTGTGGGATCACCTTTATATTTTTTTGGATTCTCTGGACGATATTTTCCGTTATATGACATACATATAGTATAGACTCAATCAAAAAGTATTTAGATGGCAAAAGGAAATCCATACAGAGTGGATCCTCTTTATCTTAAAATGACAAATCCAAGAGATTTGGGTGGATCTTCTCTTGCTTCCGTTAGAGACATATACGGTGGACTTTCTCAGACAAGTCAATTTAAAATATCAATGTACCTTGGAAGAAATATTCAAGGTGCTGAGGAAGATAGAGAATTGAATGCACACTTTACCAGATGTGGATTATTCAGTAATCAAAGTGATGCATTTAGATATGATTTCTTTTGTTCTGAAGCGACTCTTCCTGGAGCAACTTTTAATATGGGAGAAGAGCAAGGAAGTCGTCAAGGAATGATGGAGAGATTTGCAAGTAAAAGAATATTTTCTGAATTTGATTTAACTTTTTATGTTGATTCTGATTATAAAATAATTAGGTTGTTCGAAGAGTGGATGAACTTTATTAATCCACTATATGACGATAAGGGCATATACAATGGCAGTCCAAGAGCACAAGTTGGATATTTGAATAGATCATCGTATTATAGATTTAGATATCCAAATCAATATAAAAGACTACTTGCTATTACAAAATTTGAAAGAGACTTTCTACCTAATCCAAATATTCCAGATTCAGGACTTAATGATCCTCCAATGCTGACTTATCAATTTATTGATGCATTCCCAACCAATTTAACTGCTCTTCCACTTTCTTATGAGGGAACAACAATAACAAAAACAACAGTCAATTTTAGTTATAGTAGGTATCTTACATGGAAGCATGGTGGTGGACTTTCGAGTGATGTTCCAAGGCGATCAGCAGCAGGATCAGGTAATCCAGATCAACCAAGAACACAACAACAAACACCAAACCCAGAAAGAGCATCCTGGAGATACACTGAAGCACAATTGGCAGAATTCCAAAGAGGAGCATATTCCGATACTACGAGTGGAATACCCTTTAAGAGTGATGCCGCTAGAGAATTTGATGCTAAGTATAATATTATTAGAAACAGTAAAGGGGACATTATACCACAATAAATAGTCACACTGAAGCATCTATAGGTTATTATGCCTTTACCAAAAATTTCTACACCGACTTATGAGTTGGTATTGCCTTCAACTGGAAAAACAATTAAATATAGACCATTTCTAGTGAGAGAAGAAAAGATTCTTATTCTTGCATTGGAAAGCGGAGATATTCAACAAATTACAAATTCTATCAAATCAATCTTAAAGGATTGTATTATCACTAGAGGAATTAAAGTAGAAGAATTACCCACCTTTGATATTGAATATATCTTTTTAAATGTTCGTGCAAAATCAGTAGGAGAAGCAATTGAACTTATTGTAACTTGTCCTGATGATGGAGAAACGACTGTACCAGTGAAAATTTATATTGATGAAATTGAAGTTCAAAAAGACAAAGACCATAAACAAGAAATTAATCTTGATGGGAATTTAGTTCTAAAGATGAAGTACCCATCTCTAAATGAGTTTATCAAAAACAATTTTGATTTTAGTGGTAATGATGAGTCTGCAATTGAAAAGTCTTTTGAAATTATTTCTTCATGTATTGATGTGATTTATAATGAAGATGAATCATGGGCAGCAAGTGATTGTACCAAGAAAGAACTTATTGATTGGTTAGAAACTTTAAACTCAAATCAATTTAAAATGGTTGAAGAATTCTTCAACACCATGCCAAAACTTTCACATACATTCAAAGTTAAAAATCCAAATACAGAAGTAGAAAGTGATGTGACTCTGGAGGGACTTTCAAGTTTTTTCGGTTGATTATGGCTCATATGGATCTTGAGTCATATTACAGAATCAATTTTGCCTTGATGCAACACCATAAATATTCTTTGACTGAGGTTGAAAATATGATGCCTTGGGAAAGAGATATTTACCTTGCGCTCTTAAATCAATATATTGAAGAAGAAAACCTAAAGGCAAAGCAAGCAGCAAATGGTTAGACCATCCGAATTATTTAAATCTACTATCCCATCTTTTGGCACAGTTTCTTTGAAGAGAGAAGGTGCTAAGGAATATAGTGATCGAATGATTGAAAAGAATGGTGATCCATTACTAGACGCTATAAAATTTATTTCTGGTGGAGAAAAGTTAGGTACATCAATAGTAGCAAACGCAAAAAATAATATTGTAAATTTCAATAGAGCAAATATATTACCTAAGCAACAAAATCTAGAATCATTAATCAGCAATATATCTTCGAATACATTTAATAATGCGACAAACATTTATAATAATGCTCCAAATCAAGCGATAAGAAAAGAAGATAAAGATTCAAAATCAAAGTTAAATTTAAAGTTTATATCTGAGTTCATAAAATTCTTTGGATCAAAAGATGTAGAAAAGTCCTTAAAGAAAAATCTAAAGTTAGTACGAAATAGTTTAGTAGAAACTTTTGATGTTGCTGTTCTTCTCCGTAAAGCAATTAAAAAAATTGCTGATGAATTAAAAAATATATCTCTCAGTGGATTTGGTGGTGGCGGCGGTGGATCTTTACTTGGACTTTTAGGTAATTTGATTGGTGGTTTAGGTGCTGGAGCCGGTGCTGCTTCTCTCCTAGGCAGAAGAGGACAAGTTCCAGCGGGAACTCAATTACGACCACCAACAAATACAAGAATGCCAAAACTTGGAGGTAGAATTGGACTTGGTTTATCTGCGTTAGGTTTAGGTGCTGGAGCAGTGAGTGCCTTAGATCAACCAGAAGTTCCATCAGCACAACCTGCTATGAACATCAATGAACTTGTTCTTCAAAAGTTTAATTCAATTCTTGATAGATTCGATAAAGCAATAGACTCATTGGCAAGAGGTAAAGAAAAACCTGGCAAACAAGCACAAAAACCATCTGCTCCTGGAGCAGCGGCACCAGGAACTGGTCCAGGACCAGGACCAGGATTACCTACATTTACTCCACCACCAACAGGTCAAATAACTGGAGATCAAGCAAAAGTCGAATCTGAAATGTTCGATTATTTAAAAAAGAATTATGGTGAGAATGTTGCATATGGAATGCTATCAAATGCAATGCGTGAAAGTGGATATAGAACCAATGCACCAGAAGGTGGATTTTTCGGAATGTTCCAATTAGATAAAAATAGAGAAGCAAGATTTAAAGAATGGGCTAAATCACAAGGACTAGATCCAATGGATCGTGGAGCACAATTAAGATATGGTGTAATTGAAGCAGAAGAAAGCGGCACTTTGAAGAGAATGAAATCTGCAAAAACTCCTGAGGAAGCATCTAGTATTTTCTATAATGAATTCGAAAGGGCAGCATATAGTAAACCAATAAAGGGTGCTGCATATGATCCAAATAATCCACATGAAACTTTAAACAGACAATATCTTGAACAAATAAGAAGTAGGCAATCTCAAAGAGTCACTCCAGCAACACCAGTAGCACCATCTGAACCAAAAGTTAAACCTCAACCAGTAGCACCAGCAGCAAAAGTAGAACCACAATTAAAATCTCAAGTAACTGTTCCACCACAAAAAGGTAATACACCACAAGTTGCTATTGTTCCATTTGATGCTGGACAATCTCAAGTACAACCAGCACCAGTAGCATCAAAGGCAGTAAACTTATCTGGATCATCCAATAATGGTCCAAAAATAGCATTTTTATCTTCAAAAAATTCTGATAGTTACTCTGGACTATCTGCAAAAATGATCTATAATATAGTATGATGATAAAATCACCGATACTTTCTGCTGCTAAAAATATATCTTCATCAAAGTCTATTCTTGCTTTGAGAATGGATAAGAAGTCTGATTATAAAAAATTTGTAA